AGCGAGCCCGTCTCGCTGGCGGAGGCGAAGACCCTGCTGCGCATCGACGCCGCCGATGAAGACGCGCTGCTGGCGTCCCTCATCGCCACGGCCCGCCACACGGTCGAGACCCGCACCGGCCGCGCGCTCATCACCCGCAGCCTTGCGCTCACCCTCAACCGATGGCCGCATAAGAACGCGGTCCCGCTCCCGCACCCGCCACTCATCACCGTCAACTCGGTGGAAGTGGCGGACGCCTCCGGCACCGTCACTCCGCTGCCAGCCGATACCTGGCACGTCGACCGCACCGGCCTGCGGGCCCGCCTCATCCCAGTGCCGGGCCATGCCTGGCCCGCGCCCGGCGCAGCGGTGGACGGCATCCGCATCGCCTATGACGCAGGCTACGGCACCGACCCGCAGAACGTGCCGCCGCCACTGGCCCATGCTGTCCTGCTGCTCGTCGCGCATTGGTACGAAAACCGCGTACCCGTCGTCCTCAATGGCAGCGCCGCCCGCATCCCCGCCACCGTGGATGCCCTCATCGCCCCCTACCGACTGCCGAAGCTCTAAGCCCATGACCCAGCTCTACGCCCTGCGCCCCGGCCAGCTCCGCAAGCGGCTGGTGCTCGAAACCCCCATTGATGCAAGCGATGGCGGCGGCGGCTCCACGCGCTCCTGGCAGGTCGCAACCAGCTTCTGGGGCGCCGTCACGCCCCTCTCAGCCGGTCCCGGCGTCGACGCAGAGCAGCCGGGCGGCAGCGTCCGCTACCGCGTCACCTGCCGCTACCGCACCGACCTCCGCCCCGGCCACCGCCTCCGCAACGGCGCACAGACACTCAGCGTCGATGCGGTCCTCGATCCCGACGGCACACGCCGCTGGACCGAGGCCCGCTGCCACGAGCACCAGCCATGACCCGCATCCGCACCCGGCTCACCGGCCAGGACACAGCCCGCCGCGGCCTGGCACGCCACACGGACCGCATCCGCAAGGCCCTTGCCGCTGAGGTCGGCGACGTAGCTGAGGCCATCCGCCGCGATGCCCGCGCCCATCTCGACAATGCGGGTCTTCGCCCGGTTTCCCGCACCGGCCGCCTTGCCCGGTCCCTGCGCATCCAGCCGTCTCCAGGCAGTCGCATGGCCCGCATCACCACCCCGCTCGACTACGGCACTTTCCTTGAGTTCGGCACACGGCGCATGCCCGCCTATCCCTGGCTTGGCCCCGCCGTGGCGCGCCATGCCGCAGCCTTCCGCGCCCGCGTCATCCGCCTGCTGCGCCAGCTGCACGGGAGCCCGCGCCCATGACCGGCACCCATGACTGGGCCCTGCAGCAGGCGCTGGTCGCAGCCCTGTCCGCCCACGCCCCGCTCACCGGCCTGCTCGGCGGCCCGCATCTTTATGATCGTGTCCCGCCGCACGCGGCCCTGCCTTACGTCAGCCTCGGAGATGGCGCCTGGCGCGACTGGAGCACCGGCACCGAGACCGGCATTGAGCACGAGCTTCGCCTGCATGTCTGGGCCCGCGACGGTGGCCGCCGCACCATCCGTGCCATCGCGGACGCGATCTATTCCTGCCTGCATGACGCCGACCTCGCCCTGGTTAGCGGTCATCTGGTCAATCTGAGGTTCGTCAGTGCCCGGATCCTCACCGATCCCGACGGCCGTACCTGGCACGGCGTGCTCGATTACCGCGCCGTCACCGAAGACATCTGAGCCCACTCAAACCGCTATCTGCACTGGAGACCCCATGACCGCCCAGAAGGGAAAAGACCTGCTCCTCAAGCTCGACAGCACCGGCACAGGCAGCTTTGTCACCGTCGCGGGCCTGCGCTCGCGGTCGCTCTCCTTCAATGCCCAGACCATCGACGTCACCAACGCGGACTCCGCCGGGGCCTGGCGTGAGCTTCTGGGCGAGGCCGGCATCAAGTCCGCCGCCCTCAGCGGCTCCGGCATCTTCAAGGACGCCGCGACCGATGCCACCACCCGCGACTTTTTCTTCGCAGGCACCATCCGCGACTGGCAGGTCATTCTCCCGGGCTTCGGCACCGTCGAGGGCCCGTTCCAGATCACCGGCCTCGATTATGCCGGCGAGCACAATGGCGAGATGACCTATGAGCTGACACTTGCCTCCGCCGGTGCGCTCACCTTCACGGCGGCCTGATCCCATGGCCAACGCGCATCGCGGCGAAATCACTGCCATCCTCGATGGTCGCCCCCGCACCCTCGTGCTCACCCTCGGCGCGCTTGCCGAGCTGGAACAGGCCTTCGGCGGCACCGACATTCTGGCCATCGCCGAAAAGCTGACTTCCGGTCGCCTCGCGGCCCGTGATTGCATCCGCATCATCGCCGCGGGCCTGCGCGGGGCAGGGGAGGACGTGCCGGATGACGCCGTCGCCGCCATGCGCGTTGAAGGCGGCGCCCCCGGCTATGTCCGCATCGTGGCGGACCTCATGGCTGCCACCTTCCGTCCCCTGACGGATGCCTCACCGGGCAGCGGTCCGGCGTGACGCAAACGCCTTTTCCCTGGCGGCATGTGATGGAAACGGGCCTCGGCCGTCTCCGTCTGCCGCCGCACGTCTTTTGGGCCATGACGCTGTGTGAGCTTGTGCGCGCGACCGCCGGCGCCACAGCCCCGGCCATGGCCCACCCCGCCGCGCCATCCCCCCCTCTGGCGCGGCGGGACCTCTCAGCCCTCATGGAGGCCTTTCCCGACCCATGACTGAAATCGACGGCCTCTCCGTATCCGTCAGCGCGGATCTAAGCGACCTGGAGCAGGGCATGCAGGAGGTGGGAGACATCGCCGCTTCCGTCGGCGACACAATCTCCCAGTCCCTGGGCTCCGCCTTCGACCGGGTGATCCTGCGCGGTGAAAACCTGTCCGACGTGCTGCGGGACGTGGCACTCCAGGCCTCGCGCTCCGTGTTTGATGCAGCGCTTGACCCCATAACCGACGGCATCGGGTCCATCGCCTCCAATGCACTCGGCAGCCTGTTCGCTGCCGCCAACGGCGCGGTGGTGGCAGGCGGCAATGTCCGCCCCTTCGCCCGTGGCGGCGTGGTCAGCGGGCCCACGGCGTTTCCGCTCACCGGCGGCATGGGCCTCATGGGGGAGGCCGGTCCGGAGGCGATCCTCCCCCTGTCCCGCGGGGCCGATGGCCGCCTCGGTGTCAGCGCGGGGGCAGGGGCAGCCCCCATCTCCGTCATCGTCAATGTCTCCACGCCCGATGCCCGCTCGTTCCAGCGCTCCGAAGCGCAGATTGCAGGCGTCATGAGCCGGGCGCTCGCCCGCGCCCGGCGCACCCAGTAGGAGCGCAACCCGATGGCCTTTCATGATGTGCGCTTTCCCACGCGCATTTCCTTCGGCTCCAGCGGCGGCCCCGAGCGCCGCACCGAGATCGTCGAACTCGCCAACGGGTTCGAAGAGCGCAACACGCCCTGGGCCCATGCCCGCCGCCGCTACAATGCGGGCTACGGCCTCTCAGGCCGGGACGATCTGCACGAGGTGATTGCCTTCTTCGAAGCACGGCGCGGCCGCCTGCATGGCTTCCGCTACAAGGACCACACGGATTTCAAATCCTGCCCACCAGCCACCGATGTCACTCCCACCGATCAGCTCATCGGCACCGGTGACAGCGCCACCCAGGTCTTCCAGCTGACCAAGGCCTACGCAAGCGGCGATGACAGCTACACCCGTCCCATCGCCAAGCCCGTGGCAGGCACGGTCCGCATCGCGGTCGACGGCGCGGAGCAGACGGACGGCACAGATGTCACGGTGGATCACACCACCGGTCTCGTCACCTTCGCCTTCCTCGCCATTCCCGGCCCCGGCGCATCCATCACGGCTGGCTATGAGTTCGATGTCCCCGTCCGGTTCGATACGGATCATCTGGATATCCGCCTGAGCGATATCCTGGCGGGCGACATCCCGTCCATCCCGCTGGTGGAGGTGCGCGTATGAAGTCCCTCTCGCCCGATTTCCAGGCGCATCTCGACAGCGGGGCCACCACCCTGTGTCACTGCTGGCGGCTGGTCCGCCCGGACGGCCAGACACTCGGCTTCACCGATCATGATGAGGACGTGTCCTTCGGCGGCACTGTCTTCGAGGCGGTCGCCGCCATCAGTGCCAGCGCCATTGAGAGCAGCACGGGCCTGGCGGTGGACAATCTCGATGTGGTCGGAGCCCTGTCATCCGACCGCCTGTCGGAAGAAGACCTTGCCGCCGGGCGCTTCGATGACGCGGTGGTGGAAATCTGGCGCGTCAACTGGGCGGATACGGCCCAGCGTGTCGTCATGCGCAAGGGCAATCTCGGCGAGGTATCCCGCAGCGGTTCTTCCTTCCGTGCAGAGATCCGTGGCCTTGCCCACAAGCTCAACCAGCCGGTTGGCCGTATCTACCAGTTCACCTGCGATGCCGTTCTGGGGGATGCCCGCTGCGGCGTCGATCTTGCTTCGGCGGCCTTCCGCGGCACCGGCACCATCACCGCCATGCCCGATGCCCGTTCGGTCGAAATTGCAGGCCTCGATGACTTCGCTTCCGGCTGGTTCGACCGTGGCGTCCTCACCGCCACCGATGGCGTGAACCAGGGCCTGTCCTTTGAAGTGCGCGGCCACCGGCGCACGGCGACCGGCACGCTCATCGAGTTCTGGCAGTCCACGCCCCGCGTCTTTGATACGGGCGATGCCGTCACGGTCACTGCCGGCTGCGACAAGACCGTCGGCACCTGCCGCGCGAAGTTCGCCAACATCCTCAACTTCCGCGGCTTCCCCCTCATGCCCGGCAATGACTTCGTCACCAGCTACCCGCGCCGGGGCGAGGGGCATTCCGGTGGCTCCCTCCAATAGGCCCGCCTTCCATGACGCACCCTCACACGCTTGCGATGAATGACGCCGCCCTTGAGGAGGCGCGGCGCTGGCTCGGCACGCCCTACCGTCACCAGGCCAGTTGTCGCGGCGCGGGGACGGATTGTCTTGGCCTCGTGCGCGGCATCTATCGAGCGCTGTATGGGCAGGAGCCGGAAACGGTGCCGGCCTATACGCCCGAATGGGCGGAGGTGTCCGGCGAGGAGACGCTGCATGACGCAGCCCTGCGCCATCTCGAGCCTGTACCGCTGGATCATCTGCGCGCAGGCGACGTGCTGCTGTTCCGCATGATGCCCCACAGCCCCATCAAGCACGCAGGCATCCTCACCGGCACCACCACTGCCACCGGCGGCGACACCATGATCCATGCCTATTCGGGCCGCGCCGTATGTGAAACCCATCTCGGCCGCTGGTGGCACACACGCCTTGCTGCCGCCTGCCGCTGGCCCGCCCGCATCCCCACCTGACCGGCCTCCTTCAGTACACGGCACCCCATGGCATCTGTTCTTCTTTCCACGGCCGGCGCGGCGGCGGGCAACGCCCTGCTGACGTCCGGTCTCACCGTCCTCGGTACCAACATCACCGGTGCCGCCATCGGTAATGCCATCGGGGCCGGTATCGGCTCGCTGGCGGACCAGCATCTCTTCGGGGCACCGTCCCAGGAGTTCCTTCAGGAATACACGGTCGAAGGCCCGCGCCTCTCGGATGTGCAGGTCATGTCCTCCAGCGAAGGCGCGCACATTCCCCGCGCCTTCGGGCGGGCCCGCCTGTCCGGCCAGCTCATCTGGGCCACCGATTTCGATGAGGACATCGTCGAGACGGTCACTGAATCCACCGCCACGGCGTCTTCTTCAGGGGGCGGCAAGGGCGGCAGCGGCAGCGGCGCCACCACCACCCAGACCCAGCGCACCACCACCATCGAATACCGCTATTTCGGCAATTTTGCCCTCGGCCTGTGCGAAGGCCCAATCACCCGCATCGGCCGCATCTGGGCCGACGGCAAGCTGATGGATCTGAGCCAGATTGCCTGGCGCCTGCACACGGGCACGGAGACCCAAGGCCCGGATCCGCTGATCGAGGCTGTGGAAGGGGCGGGCCGCGTCCCCGCCTTTCGCGGTCTTGCCTATGTGGTCTTCGAGCGCCTGCCGCTTGCACCCTATGGTAACCGCCTGCCGCAATTGCAGGTGGAAGTGTTCCGTGCCCTGAACGACGTTGAGAGCCTCATCCGTGCCGTCACCATCATCCCCGGCGCGACTGAGTTCGGCTACAGCCCCGCGCCGCAGACCCGTCTGTTCCCCGGCGGCGTTTCAGAACTCCTCAACACCAACAACGCGCTCGGTGCCACCGATTGGACCGTGGCCATCGACCAGTTGCAGGACACCTGCCCGAACCTCGCCCGCGCCGGGCTTATCGTAGCCTGGTTCGGTGATGATCTGCGTGCTGGTGCCTGCACCCTGCGCCCCAAGGTGGTCGAAGCGGGGCAGGCGACAACGCCCGCCACCTGGCACGTCTCCGGCCTTGACCGTCAGTCGGCGGACCCGGTCACCACCATCGACGGTCGCCCGGCCTATGGCGGCACCCCGTCAGATGCTTCTGTGGTCGAGGCCGTGCAGGACCTAGCCGCCCGCGGCCTCGCCGTCACCTTCTATCCCTTCATCATGATGGACATCCCGCCCGGCAATGTGCTGGCGGATCCCTATACGGGCCTCATCGGCCAGCCACAGCATCCCTGGCGCGGCCGCATCACCGTCGATCCCGCCCCCGGCCAGCCCGGCTCACCGGACAGATCGGCGGCTGCAGCAGCGCAAGTCGCAGCCTTCTTCGGGTCAGCCCAGCCAAGCGACTTCACGGTAACCGGCACCAATGTCACCTATTCCGGCCCGCCTGAATGGTCCTATCGCCGGCAGATCCTGCACTACGCCCATCTGTGCAAGGCAGCAGGCGGCGTTGCGGCCTTCCTCATCGGCACCGAGCTGAGGGGCCTCACCTGGATACGGGACGACACAGGCTACCCCGCCATCGCCGCTTTGCAGCAGCTCGCCGCCGATGTCCGTCAGATCCTCGGCCCCGCCACCACGCTCACCTATGCGGCTGACTGGTCAGAATATTTCGGCCACCAGCCCACGGATGGATCAGGCGATGTCACCTTCCATCTCGATCCCCTCTGGGCGTCCCCCCACATCGATGTCATCGGCATCGACAATTACATGCCCCTGGCCGACTGGCGGGACGGGCAGGGGCATCTCGATGCCCTCGCGGGTGCCCCCTCCACCCAGGATCTGGCCTATCTGCGCGGCAACATCGCAGGCGGCGAGGGCTTTGACTGGTTCTATGCCTCCGACGCGGATCGCACCGCCCAGACCCGTACCCCCATCACCGATGGCGGAGCAGGCAAGCCCTGGGTCTTCCGCTACAAGGACCTCGTCAATTGGTGGTCCAACCCGCACATAAATCGCGTCGGCGGCGTGGAGACCGGCGGTCAGACGGCCTGGGTCCCCCGCTCGAAACCTATCTGGTTCACCGAGCTCGGCTGCCCGGCGGTGGACCGTGGCGCCAACCAGCCCAACGTCTTCTTCGACCCCAAATCCGCCGAGAGCCATCTGCCTCACTTCTCGCGCGGTCTGCGCGATGACGTGATCCAGCGCCAGTTCCTGCTCGCCCACCATGCCCATTGGCATCCCTCATCGGCGGACTTCGACGACACCGCCAATCCCGTCTCGCCGCTCTATGGCGGCCGCATGGTCGATCCGGACGCCATCCATGTCTGGACATGGGACGCGCGCCCCTGGCCCGCCTTCCCCCAGGCCACCCGCCTGTGGAGCGACGGCGACAACTGGCGGCTGGGCCACTGGCTCACCGGCCGCCTCGGCGCCGTCCCCCTCGGCCGCCTCGTCGCGGTCCTGATGGAGGCGCAGGGCTTCAGTGACTATGACGTAAGCGGATTATCCGGCCTCGTCGACGGCTACATCATTGACCGCGCCATGAGCGCCCGCGCCGCCCTTGGCCCCCTCATGCGGGCCTATTTCTTTGACGCGGTGGAAAGCGAGGGCGTGATCCGCTTCATTCATCGCGGCAGCCAGCCCGTGCTGACCACAAGCACTGACACCCTGGCCGTTGAAACCGGAAGCGCCGCCCCGCCCCTGAGCCTCACCCGCGCCCAGGAGACGGATCTGCCCGCAGCCAGCAAGCTCTCCTACATTGAAGCGGACACGGGCTACCGGCAGGCCGCCATCGGCGTGCAGCGTCAGACCGTGAAGTCTGACAGGGTCACTGGCGCGGCCCTGCCGGTGGTCCTGCGGCAGGAGGAAGCCCTGCGCATCGCCGAAACCGGGTTGCAGGACAGCTGGATCGCCCGGGAGCAGGCAGCCTTCGCCCTGCCGCCCTCGGCCCTCGCCCTTGATCCCGGCGACAGCATCACCTGCGCCCATAATGGCCGCAGCCACACTCTGCGCCTCATGCGCATTTCAGATGGCTCCTTCCGGGCTGCGGAAGCCCTGGCGGCCGAGCCCGGCATCTTCGGCCCCCTAAGCGCGCCCGAACGCAGTGCGGCAGGCCCCGCGGTTGCAAGTTTCGGCCCGGTTGATCTTCTGTTTCTCGATCTGCCCATGCTGCGCGACAGCCAGGTGCCGCACGCCCCCTTCATCGCCGCTACAGCCAGTCCCTGGCCGGGCAGCGTCGCGCTATACCGCGGCACGTCGCCTGATGATCTCACGCTCGATACCGCCTTGCCGGCTCCCGCTGTCATGGGCGAAGTGCTGACGGATCTGCCGGCAGGGCCCGTTGGCCGGTGGGACCGCGCCAACCGCCTTCAGCTCCGTCTTTATGGCGGCACGCTTGAGAGTGTTTCCACAACGGCGCTCATGGGCGGGGCCAATGCCGCGGTAATCGGCGACGAGGCCACCGGCTTCGAAGTCATCCAGTTCCGCGAGGCCGAACTTATCGCCCCGGACACATACGAGCTGTCCCATCTCCTGCGCGGCCAGGCCGGGTCTGAGCCCGAAATGCGTCCGCTGCGCGCAGCCGGTGCCCGTTTCGTCCTGCTTGGCGGCCCTTTGCGTCAGCCGGCCCTGTCAGCACAGGAGCATGGCTTTCCCTTCCTGTGGCGCTATGGACCGGCCCCCGCCGCCATATCTCACCCGGCCTATCAGGCCCGCGAGATCACGCTGATGGGCAGGGGGCTACGGCCGCTGTCGCCTGTCCATCTCCAGGCCCGCCGTGATGCCCTCGGTGACATCCACCTCACCTGGATACGCCGCACCCGGATCAACGGCGATGCGTGGGAGCCGCTTGACGTTCCCCTCGGGGAAGACGCGGAGCGCTATGCCCTCACCATCAGCGCGGGTGGCACCGTGATCCACGCGGCTGAAACCATCACGCCCGCCTTCACCTACACCGCCGCTGACCAGCTTGCGGATACCGGCGCGCCGGTATCCGCGCTGACAGTCACCATCGCGCAGATCAGCCGGGCTTACGGCCCCGGCACCCCAGCAGAGGCCGCCTTCCATGTCTGAGACGCCATCCCTCTCCCTGCCTGTCATCGCCCCGGCCCAGGCGCAGAAGCACATTACCCACAACGATGCATTGATGATGCTGGACGCGCTTGTGCAGCTGTCTGTCATCAGCCGCAGCCTCACGGCGCCACCCGCAACCCCTGGGGAGGGTGATCGCTACCTCGTGCCTAACGCCGCCACCGGCGACTGGGCTGGCCACGATCACAGCATTGCCGTCTGGCACGACGGGGCCTGGCGGTTCTTTCCCCCGCAGGAGGGCTGGCACTGCGTCGTCGTGGAGGAGGGCGGGGATACCCGCTTTCTGCACGGCCGCTGGCGGCAAGGCCGTGCGATCACGTCCTTCGGCTCGGCCCTCGTCTTCGACGCCATTGCCGAAACCCATGTGCTCGACGCTGCTGTCACGTCGGACACCGCCATCGTCATCCCCCAGCGGTCGCTTCTTTTCGGTGTCACCTGCCTGGTGACGGATCCGGTCACGGGCCCGGCCAGCTTTGCCGTCGGTGTCAGCGGCGACGCGCAGCGGTTCGGCAACGGCATCGGCACAGGCCTCAATTCCCAGCTCAACGGCCCCGCCCAGCCCATCGTCTATTGGGCAGACACGCCGATCCGCTTCACCTCGCTGGACGTGCCCTTCACCGGGGGCAGCGTCCAGGTCTCCGCCCATATCGCCCGCCTGCAGATCCCCGATTTCCAGTAGCGCTCAGGTAGCGCCCAGATAACGCCAAGGGAGCCTCCCCATGCTGTCCGCCATTCTGTCTTTCCTCACAGGCCCCGTCGCCGGGCTGATCGACAAATCGGTGCCCGACCGCGATCTCGCCGCCCGTTTGAAGCAGGATCTGCAGCGTCTTGCGCTGGAGAGGGAAGGGGAACTGGCCCGTGCCGCCGGCGCCATCATTGAGGCCGAAGCCCGCAGCGAGCATCCGCTTGCTGCCCAGTGGCGGCCCGTCCTGATGCTGTCGATCACGGCCATCCTGATCAACAACTACCTGCTGGCGCCCTACATGGAGCTCCTGTTTGGCGTCGCCGTGCACCTGCCCCTGCCGGAGCCCATGTGGAACCTGCTCACCGTTGGCGTGGGCGGGTATGTCATTGGTCGGTCAACGGAAAAGGCGGTCCGCAACTGGGCTGCCCGGCCCTGAGGGGCAGTCGGCGGGGGGTATCTCGATTACCGATCAACCCAATACAACCTATTAACAACTTAAGATAGAATTGTACCATATGAGGAAGGCGAACAGGGATTGAACCCGGTTGCAAAAGCGGTATAGGATTATAATCCTATTTCCGGTTTGGCGAGGCGGGGGCGAGCCCCTGTCGCCGGCCGATAACCGTCAGAAACAGGGTATCCCCTGGTGCCAACGCCGATCCGCCACTTGCCGCCCCCCGATGTTGCCGGTCCGCCCGGGCATGACGACATTCTCTTCATGACCTGCGTGGTGGTCAGTCTCGCAGGCAATGGGCCGGAAGATTCCTACGTGGCCCTGGCACAGATGATCCGCAACCGGCGTGACCACGCCCTGGCCCATGTTAGCAAGGGCAACCCGGCCCACCCCCTGTTCGGTGATGGTAGCTGGCAGCTCTCCTGTCCGCCCGGCCATGCGGTGGGTGTGCCGTCCCAGCTCACCCGTGCCCATTTTCGCGCCATGGCCAGCATCTGCCGCGTTTTCGCGGGAGAGGAAAAAGACCTCGTCGATGGCGCAACGGCCTGTCACCTGCATACCGAAACGCCGTCCTGGTCCGCGCAGATGATTCCCACGGCCCTCATCGGCAATCACTTTTTCTGCCGCGAGCAGGGAAGCAGCATTTAG